GATCAACTGCTCTTCCTCGTCAGTCGGCACCAAACCACCCGCCGGCTTCCGATATTCATCCTGCCAGTACCAGGGCACAAAGATCGCCTGGAATGGACTGACACCAGCCTCTGCCTGTTGCCACTGCTGGTAAAAAAAGTTTCCTACGCCGTTAGCGGTAGACTCCAGAATGATCTCTGTGTCTGCCTCATCCGGTACCGCCTGCAATATGCCCTTGGCGTGTTCTGCCGCATTAGGCCAGTAAGCAACTTCCGAACCGTGGAAGTATTGGATCGTTGTTCCACGACCAACACTCTTGTTCCCTGCCGTACCCACTTTGTAGCCAGAGTCCAGCTTGTCAAAGCTGAGCTCCTTCTGATTGCTCGCACCAGTAGACGGCTTCACAAAGTCTGGAGCGCCCTGGTGATACCGCTCAACCATCTCAAACAGCGCTGACGTCGAATCTGCCTCATGGGTCAGAATGAACGCCCGGACGCCCTTGCGATGCGTAGTTTTCCAGTAATACCGCCCCTCAACGTAAGTCGAGACGCCCTGTTGCCGGCCCTTGAGAATAATTGCCCTGACTTGCCCGGTCTGCTTCTTCTGCTCCTCGATGCAGTCGTTAATAAACCGCTGGGCCTTGTTCAGCAGTAGCGGTTTTATCTCGCCGGATTTTGACCTAACCGAAAGACAGTTCCTGGCATAAAACTCAAAGTCGTTCTTTAGCTTTAGGCGGGTTAGTTCAAGCTCTCCAGCCATTCTTCTTGGGATATCTCCTGTACTGCGGCCTTGATCTCCGTCGATGACAATCTGGCATGGACGTAAGGTGCGGCGGCTTTGGCAGCGTCTATTCGGTAGCGAATGTCCTCTGCCTCGTTTTGGTAGATCGAAGCAAGATACTCAAGGGGGGATTGCCCGCCATCAGCGCACACTCGTTCGATCTGAGCCTTTGATGCTTTGTTAAAACTGCCTTTAGGACGGCCGCGCTTCTTTTTGGGCTCGTCATCCCAGTCATCGTCCCAGTCATCAGACATAGCGGGCCCTCCCGGGTATGCCAGGCATTTGTGGCATGGCACGTTGGTTATTTGCGCGACTCGCAGCTCTAGCAAGCAAACCCTTCACCGGGGTAGCGGGCACTTGCATTGTCTGCTGAGCCTGCATGGTTAATTTTTCTGGCAATACCATTTGGCCTGCATTTGCCTGGCCTTGCGCCGTATCAACCCTGGGGGCCTCTGGCGCGGCCATACGCAACGGCCGAACACCGCCGTAAGGCGATCTGCTGGTCATTACCATGGGATTAAACGCCGCCCCGCTCTAACATCCGGTCTAGCTTGGCCGATATAGCCTGCAGATCCTCGCGTACTTCTTCGCGCATTAGCTGGCGCTCTAATCGCTCTTGGGCCAAGTGCTCACGGTGAGTGGATTCCAACTGGTTGACGTTAGACTCCAAATGGTCAATCGATACGCTGTTCAGTGTGGTTTTTGCTGAGACATCGGTAAACGCCAGGATCCCGCTCACGACCAAGCCGGTGCCGAGCACAATGTCGCCCCAGCTTATCGATGGATCTATCTGCAATTTCACGATTTTTTCTCTCCCCGGTTAGCAAATCGCTCCATAGCAGGCCCCACCACTTTGTCCAGGTGTGGAGCTGCAAAGTAAAAACTGAGTATCAGCATCACCGCCCCGGTCATACTGTCGGCGTGTGCCCTGGTGATCTCGCTGGCTTCTTGCATCCGGGCAGCAATCTCAGCATCACTGAACACCGCGCCAGTAACCATCGCCCAGCCAAACACATACTGCAGGAGCCAGATAAACGTAATCGAGCAGGCAATTAACCGGCGGGCCAGTGCCTGCCCGCTTGTGGCCTGCATCCAGTCGATAACCATCGCCCGGGCCTTCTGTCGCTCCGCAGCGGCATCGTTTGCGCGCTCCTCGTCGGTATAGACCAGCGCATCCAGGCTATTCGATATGCCCTCTACGGCCGCGCCTATGGCCTTCTCAGAGCCGAAAATTTTGCCTACTAGCGCACCTATCGCCATTGCGTAATGCCCTTGTGCTTTGCCTTGCGGCCCACACGCTTGCGCTTGTCTTGATGCACGAAGTGAGTGCGATATAAATTTTTCGTTCGCACCTATTCGCCTCCCTCGTCAAATTCCGCAAACACGTTAGATTGTTCAGCTTCCAGTAGCGGAAACAAATACCCACACACACAGCACGACAGAATGTGCTGTTTGGGGTTACTGGCGTCTACCTTCCAGGCAAACATTGCCGCTTCGCAGTTACCGCACTCGACCACTTCGAGCTCGATCTTTACAACCTTGTCGCCTTTCTTGCCGCCGTCAATGCCAACCAGGTCACCCATTTGCCCTAGCTCGCCTAATGTCACAACGATGGCGCTCTACCTCGCCAAATTCCTTGTCATGGACAATGCAGTACATATCCCGGCCCGATCGGTATCCCGAATTCATGTGCCAGGCATCCTTAGCCGCTAGGGTTCGGAATGACTCCACCACACTGCCCCTAAGCTCTTGCCGGGTAGAATGGTGTACATGGCCCGTATACCAGTAACGGTGCTGGCTCTTGGCCCACATTTCAGGCTGATCTGTCGCCATAATCTCGGACAGCGCCTGCAGCTTGATCGTGTCACCGTGGGTACAGGCAATCAGCGTTTTACCGTGCTCGAAATAGTGGAATTTGTTGGTAGTCGGCAGTACCTCGACCCGCGGCTCAGCGTGGAAGTAAGCAGCCAGGAAGGCGCTTAACATCACACTGGTGTGATCGTCGTGATTGCCTATGCAGTTCACTACCGACACACGCGGGTGCTTGGATAAGGCCAGGGTGATTAGATCCACCATGAGCATACAGCCGGCCTGCAAGACCTGGGGCCATCGAGTATCCACATCCACCGGGGTGCCCCGGGTTGTGGTATTACCCCTGTTGTCAGCGTGGAAAAAATCACCCAGGTTCGCGATCAAGGCATGGTCAGTCTTGGGTGCCACTGCCACTAGCCGGGAGGTAGCGTTAAGCAGATCCTCGCGGGCTATCTTGACGTCAAAGTTTTCGCCGGCTTCCTCCGCATGGGCATAACAGCCAATGTGGGGGTCGCCCATGACATAGCAGGCCAGAAGTTCGCTAGTGTCGGATTTCGGGGCCTTCCTGGGACGGTATACGCCCCTGTAACCGTCCATCGCCTCGGCAATGGCCTCACGAAGCTCTGAGAGCGCCTGTGCGGGCCCCTGCTGGGTTTTAACCCATTGGGCCCTGACATCCCCATCCTCGCCATACAGCGTTGAGGTGCCCTTAACCACAAAGCCTTCAGCGGTCTGGTGCGTCATGTCATGCTCGGGGGATACGCCCCTGGCGGCAGCGTTCTTCTTCAGCCGCTTCAGCATTTGATATGTATTGCGCTCGGATATATCGAGCATACTGGCCGCTTGCGACACTGAGCCGCACTTAGCCATTGCGTCCAGCATATTCGCCTGGGTTTCAGTCTCCACAAACGGCCGGAGATATTCGTATTTATCCATTAGCCCAGCTTTAGGCGCTCTGCCACATCCCGGGCCCTGGCAGGGGTTTGCTTGGCCCACAAGCTATCTAGCGCCTCAGCCTCGGCAGCGGGCCAGTCGCCGCGCTTCAGGGCCCCGATCATGTTCTCAAAGCCCAGAACACCCTCTACGCCCATTTGGTAGGCCATCTCTAGGATGCAGTGCTGGCGTGGGGTGTTGAGCTCGCCGTACCACTCATGCGCTTTAAGGCGCGTCTCGATGGTTTGCAGATAGTCCCGCAGCAGAAGCTCGGCAATGTAGGACGGGACACCATGCCCGCCCTCTTCGATCATTGTGCCGTACCCGATCGTGAGGTGTCCCAGGCTGCACCGATAAGCGTGCCGCCGATAACCCTCGAATTCCTTTACCCGCGCCAATAGGTCGGGATCCTGACTTGCCCCCATACCAGCCATGATTTACCTATCGCTTCGCGGTTTTCTTTGACTTTTCAAACGCCTCATCTGTTGGCGCTCCCTTGCTCCCTGGGGCCCGCATCCGCTCCGGGGTTTTTCCTGCCGCTTTCTGGCGCTCGATCCGTTTGCGCTTGGCGTGGATATTGGCGTATAGCCCGGGCTTTTCTAATAGTCCTGGCATCACATAAAAACCCTTGAAATCAATAGGAAACAGCCGAGCACGGTCACGGTCATCAGCCACAATGTGAACACCATTGCAGCCGAGACGCTGATAAGGATCCCCTCGATCCGGGACGATCCCATTACCACTTGACCCTGTTGGCCCAATACGCGGCGCTCATTTTGCCTTTGGCAATATTGCTGGCGTGTCGAGCCTTGAAACTTTTACGCCTGGCTTTCTCCGCGGCCGTATCCGGGCTTTTCCCGGCACCGCTAACTCCCTGCTGGCCGAACCGGATCAGCTTTGTCTGATCGCCTTCCTTGGCCAGCACCATATGGCTTTTGGTGGGATGGCCGGGGGTGCGCTTAGGCTTGTTGACGCCCTCCAGGTTGTGCTTTTGGAGCAAACCCTTTACCCGGCCGTCAGAGCTCACGATCGGCGCTCAGCCCTTCCAACGTGCGTCGAGCTCGTCATAAACACCGTCGCTATTGGTGTCGCAGTAACGATCCCAGGTTTGTTGATTAAACGAGTATCCCTCAGACCAAGGAACAAACGCCAAGCACCAGCTATGAGATCCCGGGTTGAGCCCGTCGGTCGGCTGCGAAACATGGTCGCGCTTCGCCCAGGGCTGCTGAACCCTAAAAAAGGTGTCCTTGTTTTTCATCAACTGACGCTTAAATAACGCGCTGTTCGAGGTGCTGATATAGATTTCTTGACCTTCCTCGAGCGTGTAGGTGGAACCGTCATCAAAGCTAATAACGGTCTCCGCGGATGCCTGGCCAAACGCCAGCGCCAGCGCAGCAATCATCAGTCTAATCATTTAAAGCCATCCTTTTTGGAAGCAAAAAAAAGCCCTGCACAAGGCAGGGCAAAATACTCTTAGGAGGTTCACAACGGACTAGGTTTCCATCCTACAAAAGACGGACGGAGCTTTGCCCGCTGTTAATTGTCAACC